CCGAATTCATTACTGAATTCGAAGACTTCATCCGTCCGATAATCAAAACATCAATTTCTAAGTTAAAATTATCTAACCCCATCCCCAACAATCATGCCAATACTCAGACGAAGAAGTCAGAGCACGGTAACATCGGTTATCTTAAACCTTTTTTCAAAAAGATTCATTATAATCGGGAAACACGAGATCTTATTCATAAAACTCGTGTTGCCCCTGTTACCATATCTCTGTCTGGACCACCTGGTGTAGGTAAATCATACATCTCAAAGGCTATAGCCAAACAATTCGTTAATGAACTATTTGGATATGACACCGAGAGATTACCCATCGAAAAACTAATGTATGTTCGTAATTGTGCTGTGGATCACTGGGATGGCTATAATGGCCAACCAGTAGTCCTTCTAGATGATCTGTTTTTCTCTTGTCAAGATGATAAGGGAGGACATATTCAACTAGATCCTGCGCAAAAAGAACTAATGACACTAGTCTCCGATGCGGAGTATGTATTGCCAATGGCTGATTTGAAGGATAAGGGAAAGAAATTTACTTCGAAATTGATTATTATTTCAACTAATGCAACATTAATGCATGAACACAACTTTCGAGCTTTCATAGACTCAACTGCTATCAAACGCAGATTGGGTCATGTCGTTAAATTTTTTCAACGAGAACAAAGTACTTACAGTGTTTCAAAGTACCTTACTAGTAAGGTAGATGAACTACAGTGTAGGGAATTTGTCAAAACTACTGGAAGTTGGGTTCATTCAAGAATGAGCATCAAAGAAATAGTATCAGCAAAGGTTAAAGAAATTATATCTTGTCTTCCCGTGCAGATCTTCCCACTTGATAATGAAATAATCAGCGATTGTCTTGTTGTACCAACGGAAATTCCTCATGATTTGAATGTGGTTTCAGCTTATGCTATTCCCGAACCGTTAAAAGTTCGAATGATAACTAAGCCTCACCCATACTGTCATGTCCTCAAACGACTACAAAAGTCATTGTTTGAAGGATTAAAGGATTACCCGTTGTTCCGACCAAACTTTGATCCTAACTATGATGCAAATAGCATTATTAATTCAGATAAAGAAGTTTTGTCAGGAGATTACAGCAATGCAACCGATGGTTTGAATTATTACATGTCACAAGCAGCTATGAACGTAATTTCGCAAGAATTACTCATGGTTGGTGAGCAATTCCTATCCAAGGTGGTAGAAATTGAGGGTGGTCGGCACATCATCGAATATCCAAAATGGACGAATATTCAACCAATTCTCCAGCAAAACGGTCAGTTAATGGGGTCTCTCTTATCATTCCCTATTTTGTGTTGGGTTAATGCTTTTATTTGTTTAAAAGCTACAAACCGTACACTAGATACA